TTAGGTGTTCAGCCTATTAAAATCAATTCTAGCTTAGTAAGCGCACAAAACAGAGTGCGTTTATATTGGACTAATATACCTAATGTAACTCAACCAAAAGACAAAAACTTAAAACTAAAAGACATACTTGAGATTGATGGCTATGTTGATCGTGATAAGTCCCATTGTCTGGATGCTAATTATTTCAAAGGCGGAAATTTAAAATCATACTTTGAGAAACATCGCAGACAATTAGTTTTTAGTGATAACGGTTTATGCCATGTTGGTGATGCAGATTTAAAAGCTAATCAATCAACTAAGCGTGTTTATCATCCGGACGGCAAAGCCCCAACCCTCACAACGATGGGAGGCGGTCATAGAGAGCCAAAAGTTAACACGTCAGAAACTACATACAGAAAACTAACACCATTAGAGTGCGAGAGATTGCAAACTATACCCGATGAATATACAAGTGGCGTATCAAATTCACAGCGCTACCGCATGCTAGGGAACTCGTGGACATCCGATATCATAGCTCACCTATTTAAAGGTATTAAATAAAGTCTACTGATGATTGGCTTAGGTAACCATGAAAGCCCAGCAATGGGCTATAGATAACCTTAAATAATGGAGTAATACATGAACGATAAAATGACAGAAATAAACAAACAAGAAGCAACTATAATAAGGGAATTAATGGAAACAGTCCTAAAACCCGCTTTATTGGAAAAAGGTTTAAAGATTCAGAGGCTAGGGAACGCAACTTATGACGGTGAAAGCATTACCTTTAAAGGTATGTCTATTGCTTTATTAGATGCTCCAAAACCGCACGAAAAAGCCCTTAAAAATGAGCTAGAAGCAAGGCGCACTCATAAAGATATTGAGGGCTTGTATGGTGCTGTTTTAGATCAAAGCAAAATAGCTAATTTACCTAAGCTTGGTAAGGTTGTTTTAGTTGGTTACAACCCTAGAGCGAGAAAGCGCCCTTTTATGATTCAACAATTATCAACCAAAAAATTCTATGATTTAACAACTGAAGGAGCAGAGCAACTTTTTGCAGTGTAATTAAAATGATATGGAGGAGTAATAAAGATGAAAAATTATATAGCAGAGGGTAAAACTGTTTATAACGATAGCGAAGACACAGTAAAACATTTTAAAGCTATTGACGATGATCAAGCTAGAAACTACATCATTAATCATTTTGACTGTAGTTTGGAATGGCATTTTGAGGAGGAAAAGGTTTAAACCATAAAACAACGAAAAAGGCTCATTTAATGGGTCTTTTTTTATGCCTATGCTTTGGTATTACTCGACCCTATAAAATGCCCAGAATCGCATTCTATGGCTTCGTATTCTAAAAATTATAGGCTTTATAGATGTTATTAGTACTATTAGCGTTATTATAAAATTTAAACAATAAAAATTATTAATCTTTATTAGACTAAAGTTTATTTTTTTAATATAGTCTTGAATGGTATTAATAAAAGGATTAATTATGCAAGATTATAAACATTTAAAATTAAACGAACCAAGGCCAGCAAATAAACTAATGTACTGGCTGCCAATTGTAGTTATTTTTATTATGACAATTGATTCTATAAGTTTTTAAAAGAGGGTTATTATGAATAAATTAGGTTATGTAACTACTACACCTAAAACATTACAAAAAGCATTCGGTGAGCCTGAAATATTAAATGGTGATACCAGTCTATGGTATTGGGCTAAGTTCTATGATGAGGGTAGACTTATTAAAGCATATGTTTATCTACTCAATGAAGCTAATGCTATACCTAAGCACGACCAAGTCTTTAAGTTTAGCGTAGGTGGTGATAATGATGCTTTAGATTATGTTTATCAAGCTATTGAGAAAGCTAAAGAGTTATGAACGTAGACCCGAACAGGACTCAATGGAAAGTTGGGATACCTTTGATGATTCTGGAATATCCAAATCACGCTGAACTGGCACATCTTAGCCAGAGAATTGCTGATATAATAATTTTGAGGATATTGGCTAATAATAACAAAAGGAAAAAATAACATGGATTCAAAAGATTTGACTGAGTTAGAGCGCAAGGTGTTTATTAAACTTCTTTTGGGGTGGGATAATGAGCAACTTACTGATCATTTAAAAGGTAAAAGAGCTAACATTAAACAGGTTGTAAATAGTATTTTTAAGAAATTTGGTGTACATTCAAAGCCTGAATTACTGGCTAAGTACATGCATAATATTGTTATTTAAAGAAAAGAGAGGTAATTATATGGATGGTGACAAAGATTTATATGATGTTGTATTGTATTCAATAGAAGATAAAGTTAAATATCTAAAAAAAGGTTTAAACCTTTCTCAAGCTACTGAGTACATGAATAATCATAAAACTATTTTGCATACTATGATTGGTTTAGTACCGCATAATGAAGGAAAAGAAGATATTAGATAATAAAAATAAAGGCAAATTTTTAATTAACTTATTAAGAAGGAGATGACCATGACAACTGAAGAAATGGCTTTAAATCACTATTTAGCAAGCCCGGAGGGTATGGATTACGTTGAAGGTGTTAATGATTATATAAATACCGGATGTTTTAACGAAAACAAAAGACAATCCAGTCATTACGGAGAAGGTTTTGCTGACAGTTACGCAAATTGCCAAAGGCCTTGCGCTGCTGATACTGTTTATAAAAGATTTCATTATGGAGAAGGATAATGGCTAGAGATTTTTGGAACGGTGACGATTTAGAGTATGAACAATTTTATGATGAAAATTGTGAAGATGCAAAAGAAGATGTGTTGACAGATATAATAAAAGACAGAAAAAAATTAATAGATTTGTTAGAAGACACAGATTATTTTGAAGACATGCTTAATGCTAAAATTAGTCTTTTATTTAACGAAAGGGGTTTTAATGAATGAAAAAATTAACAAAAGCTAAACAAGAAGTTTTAGTGTTTATGTTGTTAGGCGACTCATACGCTGAAATGGCCAAGAAGTGCAATAAAACAGAGCAAACAGTAAGAACTACTGCTGCTAGGATTTTTAAACATTTTGGCATTAAATCAGGCACTAATGGCGGTGGTAGGCATCAAATTATGGCTATGTACATAGACAAAGACAAGTTACAAGCTGAAATCAATAAAATGATAAGCTAATGGTGGTTTTATGTTTGAACTTTTAATTATTGTAATGCTTGAAAAAGATATTCAAGTGGTAAGCTTTGAAGTAGAAGTTTGTCCACTTGTATCTGAAATAGAAAATTTAAAAGAAGAATTTAAAGTTAACGAAATAATTGATGTTTCTTGTGAGTATAAAAACAAGAAAATTTCTTTTTAATATTCTTAGTTATTCTTAGTATTTAATTATTTAAATTTTATTTTACTAAGAACTACTAAGAAGTTCTTAAGTTAGTATGTTTTATTGGACAATAACAATTTATTAAAGTTCATTATTTTTTATCGTTATTTTTAATGAACTAATGTTTTATATTATTGTCGTAATAAGTACTAAAAACTAGAATCTTATATTAATGATGTTTAATTAAACAAGCCGGGGGTAAAGAATGGAACGAGGCACACCGTTATATAAGGTCAACTGTGTCGACTGTGGAAGCAGCGATGCCAAGCAAATATTTGAAAAACAGGATGGTAGTACTAACAGTTATTGTTTTGCATGTGAGAAATTTGACCCTATGACTAACGATATAGCACCTATAAAATCTGTACCTGTAAAACCTAAAATTTTTAATTTAAACGATTATAGTAAATTACCTTCTGCTGATATTTTGGACAGGGGTTTAAAAAAAGAAACAGTTGCTTTGTTTGGCGTAAAGTTAGAGTTTGATGAAGCAACTGGTAAGATAAGCAAACACTATTATCCCGACACCAAGCAAGGAAAGGTTACAGGCTATGAGGTGCGTTCAGTTGCAGATAAACTATTTTCTAGTTTAGGAGATAGGCGTGGTGCTGTCGATCTATGGGGTCGTGAAATAGCTTTAAAGAATGGCTCTAATAAGCTGTTTATTACTGAAGGCCGTTGTGATGCTATGGCTTTGTATCAGTGCATAGTTGAAAACACAGCACCGAAATATAAAAATTATTTGCCTTCTGTTGTTAGTCTTACACGTGGTGCATCAGGTGGTCATAAAGATATTATAAACAACCGTAGTTTTATTGAGAAGTATCGAGAAGTAGTACTAGTTTTGGATAACGATAAAGCTGGAGAAAAAGTGACTAAAGATATATTAAAATCTTTTCCAAGTTTTAAAGTTTGCAAGCTTCCACTTAAAGATGCTAACGATATGTTATTAGCCGGTAGAGGCAAAGAGTTATATCAAGCAGCGGTTTGGGATTCTACGATACAGCGTTTAGGGGAAACTATTTCTGTTGATGATGCTTTAATTGAGGAAGCATTAACTCGCCCAGTTATGGGTCTTAGTTACCCTTGGCCCAGTTTAGATCGTTTGACTTATGGCATACGAGAATCTACAATTATAATTTTAGGTGCAGCTCCAAAGCAGGGTAAATCTGAGTTTAAGAATCAGCTAGTACATCATTTAACCATGTTTCATGGTAAGCAAGTTGGCGTGTATGACCTCGAAGCACATCCTATTAAGACACTTAAACAGGTGGCTTCAAAGGAAGCTAAAACTAATTTTTTAAAACCGGACAACGTGTACTGTGATGATCTGCTTAGGGACACTTTGAATAAGTTCAAAGGAAAAATTTCTTTGTATGACAGAGCTGGGTCAAGGAACTGGGAAGATATTCGTGTAGCTATTGAAGAACAATATTTATTGGACGGTATACAACATTTTTTCTTAGACCCATTAAGTGCATTAGTTAGTAGGCTTAATTCGTCAGAAGGCAATGATGAACTTAATTTAATTTTAACGGATATGGCTGATCTTGTTAACAAATACCCAATTACTATTTTTGCTTTCACTCATTTAAATCCTAAAATGAAGGGTGTAAAATCTCATGAAGAAGGTGGCAAGGTTTTGAGCCAAGAATTTTCTGGAAGCAGAGCGTGCGAGAAATGGAGCAATCTGGGCCTTGGAATTGAAAGAGATCGTAGTGATGCTTGTCCAGAGGAAAAACGAAACTACAGCAAGCTTAAGATATTGTACTGTCGTGATTGGGGAAACTACGGGTCTGTTGATATGTTCTACAACACAGAGACTACTGAATATCTTGAACCAAAACGGTTCTAATTAAGGAATACTATGATCCATGTTATAGATATAGAATGTGATTCGCTAACACCTACAGTAATACACTGTATGGTTGTAGGCTCGGAGTCTTTTATTGATTACAGTGCAATGAGAAAGTTTTTACTTGCTTTAACTACAAAAGACCGTATTGTGGGCCACAATTTTATTCGTTACGATTTAGTGGCCCTAGAAAATATACTTAATATAAAAATAAAAGCTAAAATTGTAGATACCCTAGCACTTAGTTGGTATTTATATCCGAATAGAAACAGACATGGTTTAGAATCTTTAGGTGTTGAGTTTGGTATACCTAAACCAAAAGTTCTGGACTGGAAATCTGCATCTGTTTCAGTTTACCTTCACCGCTGCACAGAGGACGTTAAAATTAATACTATGCTCTGGGAACGTATAACAGCCTTTTTGACGGAGTTATACGGAGAAGAAGCATACTGGCCTTTGGTAGACTACCTTAGTTTTAAGATGCATTGCGCGGCCTTACAAGAGCGTAATAAGTGGAAGTTAGATGTGCCGGGTGCTGAGGCATTACTTTCTGAGTTGACTGAAAAGCAACAAGAAGCTTTAACATTACTTCAAAAAGCAATGCCAGATGTACCAGTATTTCGTAAAGTTACTAGACCTAAAAAACCTTTTAAGACTGATGGAACCCTTTCATCTACAGGTAAAAAATGGGATGCAATTTGTACTGAGTTTAATATTGATTTTAACAGCGAACAAGAACACAAAATAGAAAACGGTTACAGCTCACCAAAAGCTACTAGTCCTATTCAAATTAAGAATTGGTTACACAGTTTAGGGTGGAAACCTATTACGTTTAAATATGTTGATGATGGTGAAGATGAACGCGGTTATTCAAAGAAAAGAGCAGTACCTCAAATAAAAAAAGATGATGAATTATGCAACAGTGTAATTAAATTAGTTAAAGAACACCCTGAACTTAGCCATTTAGAAGACCTAGGTATAACTAGTCACCGTAAAGCATTAGTATCCGGGTTACTTAAAGCTGAAGTAGATGGGTTTGTTGTAGCTGCCGTACAAGGGTTTACAAATACCCTTCGTTTTAAACATCAAGTTTGCGTTAATCTTCCTAGCTCTCGTAAAAAATATGGTTTACAAATAAGGTCGTTACTTACAGCTACGGAAGGCAACGAAATATGTGGTTCAGACATGCAATCCCTTGAAGATCGAACTAAGCAATCTCTAATGATGCCATTTGATCCGGATTACGTGGCCCAGATGAATGTTCCGGGGTATGATCCACATTTAGACATTGCCGTTGAGGCTGGTTTTTTAACACAAGATCAATCCGATGCTTACAAACAAGGGGATTTTAGTAATGATACTAAAGAGTATCTATCAGCGCAGAGGTTTAAAGGTAAGACTGCTAACTATGCTAGTACTTACAAAGCTGGTGCAGAAACTATAGCTAGAGGTGCTGGGGTTTCTTTGTCAGAAGGTAAAATTCTTAAGGATGCTTATTGGTCTCGTAACTGGAGTTTAAAAGCTATTGAAGAAGACCAAATTACTAAACAAGTTAACGGCATGACTTGGTTGTTGAACCCAATTTCTAAATTTTGGTATGTGCTTAGGAACTCTAAAGATGTTTTTAGTACTCTTAATCAAGGTATGGCCACGTATTGTTTTGACAAGTGGTTGCAAGAAATTCTTAAAAAAGATGTAAAACTAATAGCACAGTTTCACGATGAAATTATTATTGAGATACCTAAAGGGTACAGGAAAGGTGTTACTAAATATCTTAAAGAATGCGTACAACAAGTAAATCTAGAACTGGGTCTTAATAGAGACTTAGATATAGACGTGGAATATGGAAATAATTATTCTGAAATCCACTAATTTGACCTGCTGTATTAATAATGATACAGTTCCAAAATACAACTAAAGGAAAATATTATGGCTATTAAAAGAACTGGTGAAGTAAGTAAAAAGAACGATCTTGAACCAATACCTAATTTAGATGCTGGTGAACATGAAGGTCGGTTGCGTTACGTTGCTGACTTGGGTTTACACACTAATGAATACAAAGGTGAGGTTAAGCCTAACGTGCAAAAACTTGCTTTAGGTATTGAAATTGTTGGTGAAACAATAGAAATTGATGGAGAGACTAAACCACGATTGTTGTGGACTAGTGCTTTTAATATCTTTCATCAAATGACTGAGAAAGGTAAAGAATTACAATTTTATAAAGTCTTTGATACCTCAGCAACAGAAGGTGTAATAGCTGATTGGGACTCAGTAATAAACGAACCTTGTAATGTGACAGTAGTACACGTTAAAGGTAAAGGAGAAAACTCTGATAGGACTTATGATAACATTGCTTCTGTATCACCTATCCCTAGTAAGTACAAAGCAGCTGTAGCAGAAGGTTTAATTACTGACGGCTGTACCGGTGATGTTGAAGATGAAAACAACCCTGCACAAGTAGCTACATTTGGTTTACCGGCATGGTTTATTACTAATCGCATAAGTGTTAAGCCTATGGAAGAAGCTCCGGTTGAACCTGAAAGAGAAGAAATTTTTGATGATGCTGTACCATTCTAATGCATGCCTTAATTGATGGAGATATACCAAAGTACGCTATAGCTTTTGCTTGCCAACGTGATGTTTACACTGACGGCAAGCAAGAGTTTTTTGTTCGTAAATCTCTTGCTGGTATGGAAGTTTTTTCATTAGAAACTGAAGAAACACAACACTATCCTGAGTTAAGATCCAAGAAAGCTGTACTAGAAGAAACAGGATTAACTCATTCAAGGGTTGATGTCGACCCAATAGCTAATTGCTTACATTCAGTCAAAGTAATGATTGACGGTATAGTTAAAGCCTCCGGTGCTACTAGTTATTCTGTGTACCTTACTCAAGGCGAATGTTTTCGTTTTAAACTATCACCAATTTATAAAGCCAATCGAGCAGATGTTCCTAAACCAGTACTAATACCTGAAATTCAAAAGTATTTAATTAGTAAATACAATGCTCAACTTTGTACTGATATAGAAGCTGATGATGCTTTAGGTATTGCTCAGTGTCAAGATCCAAGAAAAACAATTATTTGCACTACAGATAAAGATTTAGATATGATCCCCGGAAACCATTACAATTGGAATAAAGAATTAGTGTATCAAGTTTCATCTGAACAAGGGTTAAGATTTTTTTGGCAACAAGTTCTTACTGGGGATTCAGTTGATAATATTATTGGCCTTAAAGGAGTTGGATGCAAAACTGCTATAAAATTATTAGCTGATGTACCAATTAAGGATTGCAAAGAATTTTGTTTAAATGAATACCTTAAAAGAGATAGAACTGAAACAAATTTTATTTTAAATTGTAAGTTGTTGTGGATATTAAGAAAACCATTAAGTGAAACTTATGCGACTAAAACCTAAAGAAGTACGAGGTTATCGAAAAAAGTTATTATTAGAACAAAATGGTAAGTGCGCCCTTTGCACTAAAAAAATTTACAAAGGTCAAGATGCACTTGACCACTGCCATGACTCAGGAAGAGTTAGAGCTGTGCTTCACAGAAACTGTAACTCAATTGAAGGTAGAATTAAACATTGGGCTAAAAGATCAGGACATAACCCGGCACTATTTTTACAAGCTGTTATAAACCATTGGGATAAAGACTACGACCACCTTCCTTTTCACCCCAATCATAGAACTGATACCGAAAAACAAATCCGTAAACTCAAACGAAGCATGGGCAAGTTAAAAACTGAACGTGCTAAACAACGATACGCAAACAAAATAAAGTTGTTAAAGGAGTCATTATGAAAATATGCGTAGTACCTGATACTCAGGTTAAGCCTGATGTAAAAATAGACCACCTGCTGTATGCAGGTAGGTACATAGCATCTAAGAAACCTGATGTTATTGTAATGATAGGTGATTGGTGGGATATGGAATCTCTCTGTTCATACGATAAAGGCAAAGCATCTTTTGAAGGTAGGAGATACAAGAAGGACATAGATGCAGGTAATTTAGCTATGGACTTGTTTTTACAGCCTATAAAAACAGAGCGTGAAAGACTAAAGGTAAATAAGAAGAAGCAGTGGAAGCCTAGAATGGTATTTACCATTGGTAACCACGAGCAAAGAATTGAAAGAGCTATTGAGAACGATTGTATTCTAGAAGATACTATAGGCTACCAGGATCTTAATTTAGATGATTGGGAAGTAGCTGACTTCTTACAGCCTGTTATAATAGAAGGTGTAGCCTTCAGTCATTACTTTACTACTGGTGTTATGGGTAGACCTGTAACCAGTGCTAGAGCTATGCTCACTAAGAAGATGATGTCCTGTGTAATGGGTCATGTACAAGATAGAGATATAGCTTATGGTAAACGAGCAGACAACG